GGATGTAATGTGGCTATGTCAGCCATGCCACAAGCAACGTCATAAAGAAATTTTAAAAAAGGAGTCACCATGAACGCCGCCAGCATTGAAAAGAGCGAACGCCTTGGGCGTGTTCTGGATCTGCTGTCTCAGGGTGGGGACTTCTCCACCCTGGACATCATCAAACAAGCCAACGTCTGCGCTGTAAACAGTATCGTGGCTGAACTCAGACAAAACGGCTTTGACATCAACTGTCAGCGCCGAAACGACAAGTGGTTTTATCGCCTTGAAAAATAACATCGTTTACATATGCCCTTTGGGTCTTTTTGGAGAAATCATGAAACATCACAAATACCATCAGCACTATCAAGTCAAAGCCGCCAAGCTGCACGCCCGTGCCGAGGCTGCGTTAGACCTTATCACCGCACTCGTCATCGGCATTGGTCTTGCCGCCGTTTTGGTTTATGGGTGGACGTTATGACTGATTACGATGACCTCCCAGATGAATACTACGATGACAAGTTTGAGCGCCAGCGTCACAGGCGTGAGATGAACAGCGAGTTGGGCAATCCTGAATACGAACTTGACGAGGAGCCAAGCGATGACTAAACCATATATCCCAGTTGGTCACCCTGATTACAAATGGTCATCAGGTGCAGATGTCCAGGCGCTGTGGCGCAAGTACGGCTGGACACCGCCAAGCGAGAAGATGACTCCACCCCCACCCGAAAAGGAAGTGACATTTGAAAAAGTAAGGAGGGTCAAATGACTGACAAAGAAGAACTTGAAGCCGCCCACGGCATAAAGGAGACAGAGAAATGACTGACCCAACTATTGCCGCATGGAGCCGAGAAAGTGATTTGCTTTTTCAGATGCGCCAGTTGCGTGAAGAAAATGAAAGATTAAAAAAAAAGATCGACGCACTGGAGGCAGCGCTGGAGCGCCAAACAGCCCGCATCGTTGACTTGCAGACACACATTGAAAACTTTGATGGAGAAGACCGATGACTGACAAAGAACTGTGGGAAAAATCCCAACTATGGAATAGTTCTGATGATGGGCGAGGTGGGTTAAAACTACTGGAGAGCGTAGCAAAGTTTGCCGCCCTTGTCCGTGCTGATGAGCGTAACCGCACATGGACACAAGAGCATTGGACTGAGTATGAGCGCAGCATTGCAGCAGCTGAGCGTGAGTTAATTGCCCAGTCGATGGACAAACAAGCAGAGCTTGCCGCCGATGATATTGACAGGCAGTGGGCGCAAGAAATGGCAGCAGCCATCCGAGCAAGGGGGCAAGAATGAGCAAGCTCAAAACCCTGACCATCCCTGACCACCACAAGGTGCAGGCCAAGGTGGTGCTGAACGAGGCAATTGACGAGTTGCCAGACAGCGTGATCGTGCTGTGCTTCTGGAAAGACAGGGGCCAGTTCAAGATCAAAGTATCCACTGTGCCTGACCGGCTCATGCTGATCGGTGCGCTGGAAGAGGCGAAGAACAAAGTCATTACGGATGGGTACGCATCATGAGCGGAGATCACAACATGCACCAGAAACTTTCAACAGCCGACTACCACGCTTGGCTGGACAACCCGCTGACCAAAGCCCTCAAACAGTCGCACCAGACTGAGATAGACGCCATCGTGAAAGACTCTGACCGAGCGTTTGACCTGTTGCGCCGCGCTGAAACAGAAATGCGCTACGCCGGATGGACCAAGTACGAGTCCGACAACAGCGGCCGCAACGGTGTGTACGAGGAGATCGTGAGGTTTTTGAAATGAGCAACTTTCACGCACGAGTCAGCGAAGTCACGATTGAGATGGACGGCTTGCACATCACGACCGTATCAGCACCTGACACCAAAGAAGCTGCACCAGATGAGGCGCAGATTGGCGACTTTCACATGAGCCTGTTTACAGCAGCGGAATGGATAGAGCTTTCGGGTTTGATTGAAACAGCAATTTGTGAGGTGACGGCTGATTCCACTATCCGAGCAAGGGGGAACAAATGACCGACAAAATCTACCGCATCCCCGTGGTCACGCTGGCACTGACAGAGGCCCAAGTCGCAGCGATCACAGAGCCTGCGCTTGCGGCCCTGCGCAAAGAGCATGAGCGCATCTTAAAGCGTGAGGCTAGGAAGCTGGACAAGGCGATCGCAGCGGCAAAGGAAGCTGCTGCTGACTACCAACGCACCCGTACCTTGGCACTCAAAGCCCAGGGCGAGATCATAGAACTGAAACACAAACTGAGGGAGTTCCAATGAACTGCTGTGACGATTTTGGAGACTGCAACCAAGGCCGCAACTGCCCGGTGCGTGTGGCTAAGTACAAACCCGTGATGCTTGCTGCTGACCCGCTGCCGCCAAGCATCTGGCGTCAGCAGCTTAGGTACTTGGCCGAGTGGGTGCTACTTAGCATTGTCGGAGTGCTGTGGGTGTTGTTCTTGGCGATCTGCGTGTACTTGGCCTAAGCAGTCATGGTTGAGGCGACAGTTTGAACGGCAGCAACGCGGCGACCCCAACCTTTGCCAAACGTGGGCCAATGTGGTAAATCCATTAGGAAGGACAAGCGGCGCTTGGCGTAGTCCTCAACCAGATCGGCGGGGTCAAAGGACAATACTGCCGCCAGCGTTTTGGGGCCGATACCGCCATCAGGCTCAACGCCTACGCAGGACTGCAACCACTTGGCAGCACGACCGGGGCCGCTGTTTACCGCAGCGTCAAACACAGCGTAATCCACGCCAGAAGGCAGGTCATCACCCTTGATCTTGTCCCAGTATTTGGCCTTGTACATGGAGCCGACAATCTCGGGGGTTAGCGCACGCATGGCGCTTTCGTCAACATCGTGACCAACCCATTCTTCCCAGACCTTCTTGGTTACGCCCAGGTTGGTCATGCCGCCTGGGTCGGACGGGTGATTTACAAACCCGCCTTCATGGTGAAGGACGGCTTCAAGCGCGGAGTCGAAGTTGTCCTTCATTTTGCTGTCCTTGAAAGAATGTCAGTCTTGGCCTGGGAGCCAGCAGACGAGCCGAAGTAGTAGGCAATGATGCCAGTCCACGCCGTACCCAAGCTGCCCAGCATCATCAAGATGGCCGGGTTGCCGCTGTCGATCTGGTTGAAAAACATCATGACCATGATGCCGAAGAAGCCGATGGTGACAGCGCCAGCCAAGATGGGTGGCATGAGGCTGCGAGTGGTGGCCTGCATCTCCCGTGCTGACTTGCGGTCCTCAACTTCCAGCTTTTCAAAGTTTAGGCCAAGTTCTTGTGCTTGCTTTTGCAGTTCGATCTCGGCAATCTTGACCTGTGCGATCTGTTCGGCTGACAGCTTGTTGTTGGAGATCATGTCTCCCACCTTGTCAGGGTCAACGCCAATAGCTTTTGAGATAGCCGACACAGCCATACCCGCCAGTGGGCCACCAAGCGCCGTGGCGATGGTCGGTGCAATTTGTTTGAGCCAATCCATTATTTTTTCTCCATTCTTGATTCAATGACAGCGATCTTTTGGCTGTTGTATTGAATGTCGTCGCGGTTCTTTTGGATCTCGGTCGCAAGGTCTTGGCGCAACCGTTCCCGTGCCAGTTCAGCGCCAGTGTTGCTGGCCTGCTTGTTGTCGCTAGTGACCACCAGACTGATCTTGCTGTTCAGGATAGTGACCTCGTGGCTCAGGTTGGACAGCGCCGACATGAGGTACACCACGCAGGTGAACAGCAGCGGCAGCACCGCGAACGTGAGTTTTTCAATCAACGCACCTTTGGCGCTTTCTTTCGATTCTTCAGCCATCTCAGTGCCCCTTGATCCAACTTAGGGCAAACCCTACCCCGCTGGAAATGAACGACACAAACGCCATGCCAGCCCAAAACCCACCGCGCCCTTGGTTGGCCATGGCCACCAGTTTTTCCACGTTGGCTTCGAGCTTGTCTATCTTGACCGACATCTCGTCAAATCGACGCTCGTAATTTTGAACGCGCTCCCAAAGTGCGCCGTATTTCACCAGGTCAATCTCGGCCATGTCAACTGCTTCCATAATTTGAATCACCTAATTTTAAGCATTTCGTTTCTGTTTGCAAAAGATTAAATGCCTTGACCTGGCGTGACGTAGACGGTGGCTGCTGCGCTGGACAGGCCGCTGAAGAAGGTGTCCTTGTTGAAGCGCAAGATTTCAACAGCACCAGGCACCAGAACGATGGCGTCCGATGGTGTGCCAGCGACTGGAGCCACCGATGCGGCCTGGGCTAGTGCAGCTGTTGGGCCAGTGCCCAAGAACACGGTGGTCGTGCCGTTGTTGATGAAACGGTATTGGCCTGCGTTCTGAGGGTTGAACTTCTCGTACACAGGAGCCTGCACGCCTGTGGGGGCTGATGCGGCTGCGGCCACGACTACGGTCTTGCCAAGGGGGGCAAATGCGATTTGAGAATTGGTGGACATTTATGGTTTCTTTCAAAAAAATTATTTTTCAGAAATGGGCTGTGTCGTAACAATACGAAGTAACGTCACAGCAATTGAAATGGCGATACCGACAAACATTTGCTCAGTCGGCGTGATGGGCAGCAAGAATACATACCCTTGCACAATCGAAAGCACCGCAAGCAGCAGTGCAAACAGGACTGTTTTAGACTTTAGAAGTTTGAGCAGCATTTTGCAATTCCTTGTATGCGGCAACAACGTCAGCAGTGTGCACGGCAGCACAGATAGCCTGCACACGGGCATCTTCGCCGCTGTAATCATCGCCAGGGGCGACAACGTGGCGGTGAAACTTGCTGCTGATTTCAACGCCATCTTCTTTGATAGCAGTCTTGGTGCGAACTTGAATAGAGCCGTTTTCGAGGGCTTCAATCAGATCAACAGAGATGACTTTTTCAAGTGCCATGATTTTTCCTTGTTTCCAGAGTAGCTATCCCGCTACACATTAAAGTC